ACCGTTGTTTGCTCCAGCTTCCAATTCGCGAACGTACTGGTCAGCTACTGACTGAGTTACGATAATAATTTTGTCTGCTTTATCACGTAGACGGAAATCAGAATTGAATACCAAGTTTTGAAGCGTATTGGTTACAACTCGGTTAGTTGTATCCGTTGAATTGAACGCTTGCAATGCAAAAGTAGACTGTGCATTTTTGGTAGTCAAGTCGCTAGTTCTACGTGCTGGAGTAGCGGTAACGATTGCAAACAATTGTTTCCAAATACCATCGAAAGCATCCCAACGCTTGGCAACGAAACCAGCCGTTACAAATATACCACCACCAGCGGTGTCATCTGCTGCTGTGTCACCAAACCATACAAGACGGTGGAACATTTCAGCAATAGCATCTTGGTAACGCTCAACAAAGAAAAGAGCGAAGTCAGTATTGGTAAGGTCTCCCTTTTGAACACCATTTTTCAAACCGTAAACAAAGAAGGTTTCAAGTAGGTTATCAAAACACTCGCTAAAACGGTCATCGATGTAAGCAGGCTCCCAAAACTTTTCTGTGTTTTCGATAGCCGCATCATTCTCTATTGGAGAACAGCTAGAAGTATCGTGTTTTTGTCCTACCAAACCTGACAAAATTCCAAGAAAAGCGATTTGCTTCTTTGCTTTGATGCCTGTGTAGATAGTAAGGAATTCGGTCATCGCGGGTTTCGCGTACACGTCCTCCATGATACCCTCAGAAAGGGCTTTTATTTCTTCGCCATTAAAGGCTAAGTCTGCTGGGTTAAGGATTGCCATTTGATTTGATTTGTTTGATTGGTTAGTTATTATTTTTTAGCCTTACGCGCGGCAAGGGCTTCTTTAATTGTTGAGTAACTTGAAACCTCTTTTGCAGAATCAACTACTTGCTTTTTGAAAGCCACTTGTTGTGCTGCTGGTTTGTAAGTAGATTGCAATTTTGCCACTTGAGCAAATTCCTTTTGCAATTCAGCAAATGCAGTTTGTTCTGCTTCGCGTTCTGCTTTCAAAGTAGCCAATTCAGAAGCTAATGCCTCAACGTCAACTACCTCTACTTCGATGATTTCAGTAATAACACCATCAACGGTAACTACTTGTAACCCTTCGAAATTATGAGTTGCATCGGGTACTGGATTGCCCTCAGCATCAATAACCGCATCACCAACTTTAGGCATATCTTCCTCAGTCACTACGACTACAGGAACGCCCTCGATTGTGGTTAGATCTAATGATACTGCTTTAACAGGTTTGCCCGCGATTAGCGAAGCGATTTGAATGCGCATTGCTGCGATTTCTTCTTTCAATGTTGCCATGATTTCAGTTGATTGTTTTGGTTTAATTAGGGCAACCGCTACGGTTGCATTTGTTACGATTTCAGAAGCGAACCCAAACTCCACGCATTGCTCAGGGGTTAACGCTGTTTCTTGTTGCATAAGCAATTCAAGAGCGGTCTTATCCATTCCTGTAGCCTTTGCGTAGTTGCTCACCATTTCGGCCTGAGTATGTCCTATTTCAGTTGACATACTTGCCAATTCGTCTTTGTTCAATGCGATGCCGCGCTGAAATGAGAACATAGGCTGGTGAATAAGGTAGGACGTTCCTGCCGCTACCTTCCTGCGTTCAATAGGTACGGCCAAGTGAATCTCCGTAGCAATAGAAGCGCATTGAACCTCAGCTAGCGTATGCACATTGGGAAGTGATGCGAGGTATTGGGCTATTTTGCGACCTGAGTCCACTGAGCCGCCCTGACTGGTAATATGGCAAGTAATCTTTTCGGCATCAGCATTTCTGCGAACCTGAGAAATAACGTCTTGCAATTCAACACCACTAACGTCTACCGTTCCATCTTCTTTGTAAGATGAACCAATTTGACCTTCGATGTAAATGTGCGCTTCCATGTGGCGGCAAAATTCCACACGGCAAAACAGGCTTTTACTATTCGTTTATTGGTGCGCTCATTTTACGCAAAGCCACCCATACAACGTTGTCGCTTAAGTCAAATTGGTCGGCCGTTCTTTTGACCGCTTGCGTCTTATTTAATCCAGTTTGTCGATGGGCTAAATAGGTGAGGTAAATATCCTTATCCCTTAGCACCGTCCAAGATATAAAGCCGCCTTTGAATAGTTCAAACAATTGACCGCTTTTGTCAAGTTCTAAAATTAGTTCATTCATAGTTGTAGATTCTGCTCGGTTCTAACTTGCCTACCCTGTACGCTTTGAAATTCTTCAATCACTAAAACAGGCTGTGACATACTCATTTGGGCTGCCATCATTGCCACTTGTTGATTGTCCCGAATCATCGAAGAACTGGACATTGCAACGCCACCCGTTGCAAATTTACGCACCAAACCGCCCGATGCAAAGCCTTCGCCACGATACCAATCAACACCACCACCAGCCGCATTCAAAGATGAAAGTAGCGGAGCAAACCGTCTAGTCGTTTCCGCATTATTTACGCTTTCGCCATTTGAAAGCATAGCAGGAATTGAATCACTTGTTCCACTACCAGCGCCCGACACAAATCCACCCGATGCAAATGCAGGCGGTGGCGGTGGCTGTTGGCTTGCAATCATCGCTATTTGAGCCGCTCCCGTGACACCAGCAAGCGCAGCAAGTACAAATCCCGCGTAAGGTGTTGGATTGGATAGCTGCGCCATTACAGCTGTAGCCGTGTTGGCTATTGCCATTGCTATCTGTAATGCCTGAGCAATTTTGAACTGTTCTAATTCAATTTTGTATTTATCCCTCGCGGCCTTTTGCTCTATTGTTTTTATCTTTTTTTGCTTTTCTTCCTCCGAAAGCGTGCTGTTGTTTATGGCCTGTATTTCAGCATTTGACTGAGCATCAATTTGAGCAAGCCTATTGTCGGCAGATGCCTGAGTTGCTGCCATTGCTGTTGCTAGCAAGCCATTAACCACCTCCATAGCAAGTTGAATATCTTCTATGTCCTGTTCCGTAAGGCCTAGCATCTTGCCCAACGTAGGCGGTTCAACCTCAGGATTTGCCAGCCCTTCTGTAATGCGTTTTATTTCGCCTTCAACTAGTTTAAGGTTTGCGATTTCTTCAGCAGTTGCAATCCCATCCAACATTGCCATTTGTTCCATGATGGCAAGCTTCTTCGATAGATAATCAAGTGCTATTTTAGCCTTTGCATCGGTTAATTCCTTTTCGTTTTTAATGGATGTTTCAGCCGCTTGTACTTCAATTTGCTCTTGTAGCCCTAGCAGTTCGATTTGCTTAGTAAACGCCTCGCCATCCTTTGCCAGCTTTTCTGCTCTTGCGGTGTCTTCAATCTTTTTTACTTCATCGTTTATGAATTTGGTTATGGCAACTTCTTCAACACCAGCAGCCTTTAGTACATTAGCCTTTTCGCCTATTTCCAAAAGTTGCCTATCCGTTTCCGACATCTGCGACCGCATAAAGTCGTCAGCGATTTTCCTTAATTCGTCCGCTTGCTTTTTGGCATCCTCTAATTCTTTAGCCTGTATGGCTTCTTTTTTCTCTAATTCTTTTTGCCTTGCCTCATTTGCCTTTTCGGTAGCCGCTGCGATTTTGTCGGCCTCAGCTTGCCTGTCCTTTTCCATATCGCCAGCAAGTTGGTTTGTTCGGTTTGCAAGTTTCTCTTGCAAAACAAGGCTTTCGCCCTCCAATTTAGCACGTTCAACAAGTAAATCTTGAACCTGAGCCAATTCTTCTTCGCTATATTCTGCACCCTTTTCCAATCGTTCACGCAATGCAAGAGCCTGTTTAGAAGTACCCTCTGCAAGTAGTTGCAGTTCCGCTTTTGTGATTTTGTTTTTACGCATAAATTCACTTTCACGAGCAGATAATTCCTTGTCAATTCTTGCAACCGATGCGTTAAAATACTCCTCCTCTAATTTGTTTGCTTTGGCAACTATTGCAAGCCGCTCTTGGTCTGTTTTAGTACGGTCTTTTGATGCAACTATTAGCTTTGCGATTTCGTTGCCATATTTTTGTGCCGAAATTGCAAACGCCTTTTGCGTGTCCTCCAAATCTCGCTGCACCTCAAGTAATTCTCTTGACTGGCGTACTGCTTCCGTAATTGAGCCGCCCGATATTAACGCCCCAAAGGCCGCTTTAACTGCTGTAACCGCATTCTCCACCGCATCAGCTACAGGCTTAAAGGCTTTGAATACTCCGATTAAAGCCGTAACTCCTGCAACTATTAAAGGCAACCCCAATGACATCAAAGCCGCTCCGAAACCCTTAACACCACCGCCAGCCGCTTTGAATCCATTAGTCACGCCATCCAGTCCGCCCTTAAATCCTTTCAGTCCAGGAACAGCACCAGTAATTGATACCAAGGCTTCCTTTATCGAATCGGTATAATTGCCCACATTGCGAGCGTTATTGCCTACCGCGCTTTCGTTTGCCTTCAATTCGTCACTCAGGGCGCGAATCCTCGCACCCATCTTTTGGCCGCTTTCAGTAGTCTTTTGCTCTGCTGTTGTTAGGTTGTTATATTGCACCGTTAGGAGCGACAACTCGGCCTTTAGTCTTTCTTGCCCTTTGACCGTTTCCGATGCCAGCGTGTTGGCCTGTTGCACCACACGAAGGTCACGGCTACGTTCTTGGGTTAACGCCTTAATTGCGGCCGTAGTTTCCGCATCTTGAACACCGCTTGCCTTTTGTGCTTCGCGAAGTTTAGTGATTTCAGCAGTTAGCCTATCCGCATTGGCAATGCTGTCTTGTACGACCTTTGAATCAATGCCAATGCTAACAAGTACTTCATATTTTTCAGTTGCCATCTTATAAGCGTATAAACGTGCATTTGGTTAATTTATCTTTTACGTAGTTGCTCACCTTTTGCCAGTAGAAATAGCTGCCATGCTGTGATATGTAAACGGGAATAAACGGGTTATAATTTACAACGTCTGAAATTTTCAGATTCATTAAGCATTCGAGAGTTTTGCCCCGATAGGTTATCGCCATTACCGTTTGATAAAAGCGGTTTATTAGGTTAGGAAAATCCAAGCTATCTAAATTGCCAGCCTCAGCAAAATATGCAAATGTCAAATCGTCCGTTGGGTAATCACTTGCATCCCTGTTAAAATTCACGTTGTACGGAAAAGGATCTACTCTTTTGGTCAATAGCAATCTGTGAGTAATTGCATTATTGGGCATTACATCGACATCAAATA